TCACTCGTTTGCGCGCGCGAGCTTGCGAGCCGTTCGCAGGAGAAAAGAGCGATCTTCGGGATCACAGGCCCGGTAGAGGCGGAGCAGTGCGAGTTCATCGCCGGTGATATCGCCGTGGGCACGGCTTCCCTGTAGCAGATGCTCGACCGTTGTTGCGAGCGCTTCAGCGATGCGGGTTATATTGCCGCGGAGCTGGCCAGCACGGTCGGTCTCCCACTGAGCAACCGCACTTCGGCTAACGTCGCACGCGTGGGCCAGATCTTCCTGCGTCATACCCTGATTTCGCCGCAAGGCTCTGATCCGCGAGCCGACCGTGTCTGATGAAGTTTCCATGGACGCCAGTATGGGGTATCTCTGCTAACAAATCCAGTTATTATTGTTGACGTCATGCCGTTAGCTGGGCTAACATGCGCCACATGGAAGAGAGGTGATGGCATGCGCAAAATGGCAATTTGGACAGGGGTTCTGGATGAGGCGCTACTAACCCTGAGGGGCGCAGGGTTGACATGGGACCAAGTGGCCACGGAGTTGGACCTGACCCGCAACACGGTTGTTGAACGTGGCCGACGCATCGGGGCGCATGGCCCGCGCCGCTCAATGGATATGATTCTGGAGCCGCGTGACCGGCCCGCAAGGCCGCCGGGGCACCCTGCGACCTGGGCGCTCATCACCGATGGAACTGTGCTCGCGGGACAGCCGTACCCATTTCCCGTTTTTCTGTAGAAGGAACATTTCATGAACAGTTCTAGCGTGGACGGTCGGGCCTCGTGTGCCCATACGCGGCATGAGAAGCTTGACGCGGGCTTCGTGGTCTATCGATTGGAGGAGGCCGGAGCAACTTTGCTCGCCTTGCCCAACACAGGATATTCCACACGTTTAAGACTCTCAAAGCTAGATGTGGTGCAAAATGCAATGGAGGCATATGGCAATGAACGTGGGCGGATTCGTCCGCCTGTTCCATCGGCATCGCGGATTTCCCGCATGGATGAGGCGCTGGGGTGGATCGCATTCATTCCGGATGAGCGGTTTGTGCTACGCCGCATTTTGGGCGCTCGCAGCTTGGTAAGCCCGGTGACGGAGCGGCATCTGTACTCGTGGCGGCGCTTGGGAACGGTGTTGGGAGCGGACCACAAGGCTGTGCAGCGCTGGCACACACAAGGAGTCGACATGGTGTTGGCCGCACTCATTGCGTTGCAAAAGGCAGACGGAGCCCGGGTGCATGTGGGACTAAACCACAACCTGGATACGATACATAAACAGCCTTATCGGCCGTCCAACGTAACATTATAGCGGCAGCGCGGCGTGACGTAAGTTCCTATGATACGGTTTTCCAAAACCTTGCCGGAAAAAACGAGCCGATATGGCGCGTGGTTCATGCCGCGTAGGTTGAGAGAGGCGGACATTTCTCCGTTACCCGAGAGTTGGCCATCCAGAGCGAGGACCCCGTCCTGCGGCAGAAACGTGATGGATGAGCCTGCCCGGGTGAGAACAGCCCGATGACCCTTGTCGCAACTACCCGCGACTGGAAGCAGATCACCGACGAACCTCGACGGTAATCCTGAGGTGCAGGCGGCAAGAATGGCCGTAGCCCAAAAGGGAGCCAGGCCCGGCGTTTGTTGTATGTAGGATAAAAGACGTCGCCTCTGCATTTTTTCCTTGCCCAGCTACCCCAACATTCGGTATAAATCAATTAACGATGGCGGTTTGCGTTTGGCGCTGAGTATGGCGCGCTGTTGACCTGAACGCCATAACTTCTCGGCATCACGCGCTCAGGCGGGCAATCAAAAACTCGGTTTCCTGATCATTGTCTTTGCTCAAGGCGACGCCGACCCGCTTATGCCTCCAAATGCATTCTTGCTAGTTGGCATTGATCGGCCGTGTGCGTTGGAGACTAATTTGATAATAGCGTGTCGCGCGAGTGTCCCGTCTGCGTAAGTTGACAGGCATTTCGCCACCACACGGTCCGTGATGGTATCAACGGGCGTGCAGAGTCATAGCATAAACGCTGGCAACATGAATTTTTTCCTGGACATAAGCCCCACATCTGGTTATATTTGAACTTACGATGATGGTTTTGCGTGAGTGACCGCAATACGGCAAAATGCACTTCCGGGATATGCACTAACGCCGCGTAATTGTAGTTGAAGCACGACCAAATTGGCGGCGAATTATACCTTGCCGCGCATTGGCATTTAGCGGCGGCGGATGGCGAGTGATACGATTCGCCTCGACCTCGTATTAAGCTCCATCCGACAGAATTTACTGCCGGTCACTTCGACAAGCCCCTATTACGCGCAAACGCGGCGACGACCGGTTTGCATGCGCATACGATTCGTGGCGCGTTAGACGGGCACTTCAGAACTCTGTGGGATGACCAGCTTGACGAGCTTTGCAAGCCCGATGAGTGACGAGCTGATTCTGCGCCAGAAGATACGGAGTAGCTTGGCTGATTGGGCAACGTTCGCTTTAGCCGCACGTGATCATGCGCCGGCCCGTCACCACCTACTGATCATCGCAGCGCTGGAGGCGCTAACGCACGGTGACACGAAGCAGCTAATGTTGCTTCTGCCGCCGGGTTCGGCAAAGAGCACCTACGCAAGTTTACTGTTTCCCGCCTGGTGGATGGCGCAGAATCCAACCGCGTCGGTCATCAGCGCTAGCCACACTGCAAGCCTCGCCGAGAGTTTTGGGCGCGGCGTGCGTATGCTAATATCGGACCATTCCGAGCGACTTGACCTAGAACTAAGGCCAGACGCGCGCGCTGCCGGGAGGTTTGCGACGACCCGCGGGGGCGAATATTTCGCGATTGGCGTTCATGGTGGGGTAACGGGACGCCGCGCCGATCTTGCCTTGATAGATGATCCCGTGCGGTCCTTTGTAGATGCGGAAAGTTCTGCTGCTCGTGACCGTTTATGGAATTGGTACCGATCGGAACTGGTAACTCGCCTAAAGCCGAATGGTCGGGTCATTCTAATTATGACTCGATGGCATAGTGACGACATCGCCGGCCGGCTGTTGCAGCAAGATGGCTGGAAAGTGTTACGCTTGCCTGCGCTCGCGGAATTACCGGATCCGATGAACAGGGCGGCAGGAGAAGCGCTGTGGCCGGAATGGGAGGACCGCGAAGCCTTGATCGCTAAGCAGACAACACTTGGTGACCGATGCTTTGCCGCGCTTTTTCAACAGGCGCCATTGGCAGATAGCGGTAGGCTCTTCGATCTCTCGAAAATTCAGTTATTGGATATCGTTCCTGTTGGTACTTCGGTGCGAGCCTGGGATCTCGCCGGTGTTGGCGGGCAGGGTGGTGACCCAGACTGGACCGCGGGTGTAAAGCTGTCGCAGAGCGAGCAGGGCAGCTTCGTGGTTGAGGACGTGCGGCGCGTGCGGCTGCCTGCCACGGAGGTTGCGGCGTTAATTCGGGATGTCGCAGAACAAGATGGAGAGACGGTGGCGATCGGGTTGCCTCGCGATCCTGGCCAGGCTGGAATATACCAGGTAGCCATGTTGACGCGCATGTTGGCCGGCTTTCGCGTGCAAAGTACGCCCGAAGAAGGTCCCAAGATTGTTCGCGCTGATCCGGTCGCCTCGCAAGTTTCAGCCGGAAATCTATACGTAAGGCGAGCGACCTGGAACCAGATTTTCCTCGAGGAACTCGCGGCGTTCCCGCATGGGAAGAAAGACGATCAGGTGGATGCGTTGTCGCGCGCATTTCGAATGCTGGCGGTGCGGCCGCAAGCTGCACATTTTAGGTCGTTGCCGTTCCTAGATCGATAAGGATACCGCCGTGTTTGGAACCATATGCGACCTCATCCCATATGATCGTGATTTCCCGGCACGCACGCGGCGGCAGGACATATTAAATAGAATTCTGTCCGGAACGCTGTATGACGCCTTACCCTATGAGTTCCACGAGGAGCGAACCTCGGGAGGTGAGTATATCCCACTTCGAAAGCGGCGGCCGTCGGTTCGCTACGGACTAGCCCGAGTTGTCGTTGAAGACAGCGTCGCGCTACTCTTCAGTGATGGACATTTTCCGGCCGTCGATTCACCCGACTTGGCCGTGAGAGACGCTTTGGCAGCGTTGTCACAGTCGACACGCCTTAACTCGGTCATGATGGAAGCAGCGCTTCGGGGGAGTGTGGGATCTGTTGCGATACTGTTGCGCGTGCTGCGGGGTAGAATATTTCTAAGTGTACTTGGCACCGAGTATCTGACTCCGGTGTGGGAGCCGGACGCGCCCGATACGCTTCAGCATGTGACTGAGCGCTACAAAGTGACAGGCGCGGAGTTGGCCGAACAAGGCTACGATATTTCCCCGTCCGATATCTATTATTGGTTCATGCGCCGATGGGACAGCGTGCGCGAGGAATGGTACGAACCTACGCCTGTGGGTGCAGGTTGGCCAAGCCTTGTGGATGAACATCGTAGTGTAAGGCATGGTTTGGGCTTTGTGCCGCTGGTTTGGATTCCCAACTTACCGGGTGGATTGGGCATTGATGGTGGCTGCACTTTTCAGGCGGCAATAGATACCTCTATCGAAATCGATTATCAATTGAGTCAGGCGGGTCGAGGACTGAAGTATAGTAGTGACCCGACTCTGCTCATTCGCGAGCCTGTGGGATTAGATGCAAACATTGTTCGTGGAGCGGCAAACGCACTCGTTGTAAGTGAGAAAGGCGACGCCAAGCTACTCGAGATTGCGGGCACGGCGTCGCAAGCCGTCATTGATTACGTGCGGGTTCTGCGCGAACTGGCGCTTGAAAGCGTGCATGGAAATCGGGCGGACGCAAGCCGCCTGACCGCGCCGGCTAGCGGCCGCTCGCTTGAACTCATGAACCAAGGGCTGCTTTGGCTGGCGGACAATCTTCGCATCAGCTATGGAGAATTTGGAGTTTTGGCGTTATCTCGGATGATGCTTCGCGCGAGCCGATTATACGACATCCGAGTCCATGGATGCGTACTACCGGCGATTGATACCGAAGCACCGCTCAACCTACGTTGGCCAAACTGGTATCCTCCGGATTCTCTCGACCGTCAACGTGACGCACAGACCATCGAAGCCCTGGTAAAGTGCCAACTTCTATCTCAAGAGACCGGCTTGCATATCCTCGGGCCTACCTATGACATCGCAGACGTAACCGGTGAATTGGCTCGCATTAAGAATGAGGTTCCTGAATGACAGATGAAATCGATGCGGCAGATGTCGAAGACGAGATGATTTCACTTCGGGCCAAGAATGTCCGATTAGAAACAGCATTGCGCGACAGTCAAGAGGTTGCCAACCGGCGGCTAATAAATGCAGAACTCAAACATCACGCGCTGAAAAATGGAATGGTTGATCTCGATGGTCTGAAGCTCATAGATGCGGTTGACATTGATGTGGACGAGACCGGTGCCGTTAAGGGAGCTGCGTCCGTTATTTCCAAGCTACAACGAGAGAAACCGTGGTTGTTCAAGTCACCAAATTCGAGCAGTCTTGCTAGTGCACCTCCAAGCACACCGACCCGAAGCAAACTCGCGACTGAAATGAGCTTGCAGGAGTGGCGCACCGCGCGCGCCGACTTAATTCGGCGGCGTTAAGCCAATTCGATAATTCGCTACTCATACATATTTCGTTGACCTTGGAGGCGGCGCCTCCTCTTCACTGGGGTTTTTCATGGGAATTCAAAACTTTCCTGCCGCGCTGCAGCCGATCATTCAGCAGGGCTTTCTAGAAAGGGAGTTTCAGCAGGCGCTGCAATCTCGCCTTGGGTATCGAGCCGTCGCAGATCGAGAAGATTTCGCCGTGGGGATCGGTGAGACGCTGACGAAGACACGGGCCGGACTTCGGCCCGCAGTGACAACACCGTTAGCGCCCGCAAACAATACGAACCTGGATAACGGCCTTACCCCTGGGTCGTGGGGCGTAGAGCAGTATACCCTCACCTTATTTAACTATGCATCCACGATGGATCTCAACCTGGTGACGAGCCGGGTGGGCATTGCTAGTCAGTTTCTACAGAATGCATATGTGAATGGCCAGCAGGCCGCGCGCAGCCTGGACGATTTGGCACGAAATGCGCTTTTCAACGCCTACTTTGCCGGTAACACCTGGGTACGAATGACGATTCCGACCGCGGGTCCGACCGTGAGCGTCGACGATCTTCGCGGTTTTCAGACCGCGTTCGTGAACGGTGTTCAACAACCGGTCTCGATCACAAATCCGCTTTCTATTATAATTGGTTCAGATTCCTACAGCGTTGTTGGCGCCGCGGTTGATGGGACAAACGTTTCCACCACTCCTGGTGGAATCTCAGGAGCGCTGACGTTCTCATCAAATGCATCGATCGCCGACGGAACCGCTGGCAATACCGTCTTGGCCGCCACTGCCTCACTTGTCTTGCGACCGAATGGCAGGACCAATACAACATTGTTACAGGCGGGCGACACACTCGCACTCTCTAACGTTTTGGACGCGGTGGCTAACCTACGAGTTAATGCGGTGCCCGACATCGATGGCGCCTACAATTGCTATCTTGACCCTATCAGCGCCCGTCAGCTGTTTGCCGATCAGGACTTCCAACGGCTGTTCATAGGCACAACTTCCGCTGTTGAGGTTTTCCGACCCGGACAAGGCGTTGTGAACGACTTTCTTGGGTTGCGTTTTGTATTGACGAACGAATCGTATGTGGAGCCTTCCTTTGCAGTACCGGGAGCAATGGTTAGGCGTCCGATCATCGTCGGCCAAGGCGCCCTGATAGAAGGAGATTTCGCTGGCATGGCTGCCGATGATGTGGCTCCAGATAACTCAATCGTTACGATCGTGGATGGCATTTGCATGGTGACGCGCGAGCCCATTGACCGGCTACAACAGATTATAGCGCAGTCATGGTATTGGATTGGAGGCTTCTGTGCGCCGTCCGATACGACCACAAACAGCACGACTATGGCAACTGCCACCAATGCCAACTTCAAGCGTGCGGTAATGATTGAGCACATTGGTTAGTTGGCCCAACCGCGCCGAAAAAAGCACGGGAAAAGCACAGGATGATGGCCGCTGCGGAGCCGACAGCCGACAGTGGTCATTATCCGTCTATAGTATTCTGGACGGCATCATTCAATCGATATGGCTGGAGCGTAAATGTTCACCGACCAGCAGAAGACCGATATTCGGCGTCACTGTGGCTATCCGGCTTACGGCGCTGCGCCAGACGGTAATATGGGATGGCGGTTTTTCACTGCCTATGGCGCACTTGAATACAGAATGAACAACCTGAGTCCCGACGAGCAGGTCGTTGTCCTAAATTATATATCGACACTAAATCAGCTTGAGTCAGCCGTTCCAATGTCGACGGAGAACTTGGACAGTGACGGCGCGGCAGGGTGGCAACATAATAGATACGAAGTTGCGGACCGTCTACGGCTGTTCGACGGTTGGCGCAGGCGACTGTGTACGTTCATGGGAATTCCTCCGGGCGAAGGGCTGGGGCTTGCCGGCTTAACCTGGGTGGTATGATGGACGGCTCAGCTTTACAGGATCTCATAAGCAAGGGTTGGGGCACTGCAGCGCGCCGCATCGGCCTGCCATATACCGTTTACAGGTCGAGTGGAAATGCAAGTCCACTTAGCAGCCGCAATCGCATTATTAAATTGCGTGCGGCCTTTGTCCCGTCCCGTGTTACCGCAACTGGCATTAACGGGTATGCAGGTATACTTTGGCAAGGAGTGTTTGACTCATCCTACACCTTGCCGGGCGACTACATGATTGGTCAAGCGGCAAGCTTCTTTATTGCCTCGCAGTGGCCAACTCAGCCCATTCTGTGTGTCCAAACCGGCAATAATGTAACCATCTATCGGCCACAGCCGGCAGTCAGCGGTAGCTACAGCGGCTACGTTGTTAGCGCGGCTCAAGAGTTGATAACAGGCTGGCCTACGCTTCTTATCGCCGCAACAGCAAGAATTCCGGGCACATTACCGGAAACTCATTTCGGAAACTGGGTCGCATACTTGCCCGCGTTGCCGACGCCGCTGCAGGTGGCAGACATAGTCGCCGATGATTTAGGGCGACAATTCATAGTCGCGGCGGCGCAATGTAGCAAACTTGGCTGGAGGCTGATTTTGCGCCAGGTCGACGGCTAGAGCTAACATTCCGCATCGTCGAGAAACGAAGCGCGCACGAACGCTAACTTCCCTAGTTGATTGGAGACCGCTTGAATGTCACGAGACCAGTTGCATGTGGTAACCGCGCGCTTTAACCCGCTGCGCTGGCAGGTGCCGCATCGACATTACGTCGATTGGGTGGAGCACATTCTTGATAGCGGCGCCAAGTTAACCGTCGTCGAGGTGCAATACGGAAAGAGGGCATTTTCCTGCACGTTGCCACATGTGAACCACGTCGGCCTTCGCGCAGACAGCTGGGCGTGGAGCAAGGAATGCGCGCTTAATGAGGGCATTAAACGATTGCCGGATGCCGAGTACATTGCGTGGGGCGATGCTGATGTATGGCACCGTAAGTCCGATTGGGCAGGAGAGGTTGTCGAGCATTTGCAGCACTATCGCGTCATTCAAACTTGGAGCCGCGCACTTGATCTTGGACCGAATGATGAACTGATTGGCGTTCACAATTCATTTTGCAACCAGTATCTTGAGGGTGCACCTTTGGTTGCTGATGGAAATAGATTTTGGACCTTTGATGGCGGATATGCAACATATCCGCACAGCGGATATTTCTGGGCTTGCCAACGCGAATTTCTCAATTGGACCGGCGGCTTGTTCGAGCTCGCCGGCATGGGCAGCGCAGATCACCATATGGCCTTGGCATTAGCGGGCCTGGTAGATCGAAGCTATCCCGCCAGCACAAGCGCGTCTTACCGCGCTCACCTGAACCGTTGGCAAAGTCGAGCACAAGCCTTTGTTAACGGCCGAATTGCGGCATTGCCTGGAATCATTGAGCATCGATTTCATGGATCCAAACAGCGGCGGGCCTATTTGGGTCGGTGGGATCTTTTTGTGCGCCATGGTTTTGACCCTGATACCGATCTGAAGCGGAATAGCTGGGGTGTTCTGGAGTGGGCGGGCAATAAGCCAGAATTAGAACGTGAATGGGACCTGTATCTTCGCTCTCGTCGTGAAGACGACAATTGCATGTGAGTCGGGCAATGGCGGAACTTGCGGATGTTGAACAAGCCTTGGTAGATGCGGTTATTAGCGCAGCGTATCCGAATGGGGCTGGTGCATCCAGTACTTTGGGTGTTCCCCTGCGTATTTATCGTGGGCGGCCCACCAACGGGGCGCTTATAGCTGACCGCTCCAGTGGAGCCGTCGATGTAAGCATTTTTCCACTGGCGGACACTACGCGAAACACGACGCGCTGGGGCGTTCAAATAACAGAGCTGCCGACATTTCCAACCCTGACTGTTGGGACATCCGGCAATTCGGCAACCTTCGTGGGTACCACTTCGGCCGGTGACCTGGCCGGCGTATTGGTCGATGAACAGGCATATGTCTATCAGGCGCAAGCCGGAGACAGCGCTGCCCTAGTCGCTGCGGCACTTGCGGATACTTTACGAACCACGATGATCTGCTGGCTAACACAAGCAACTATTACTGTCCCTGGCGCCTATTATTTTATTGCCCGGACGGCTTCGTTAGTTAGCTCATTAGAAGAGTGGAGCCGTCAGGAGCAGGGCTTTCAAGTGTCTGTATGGGCACCGACACCCAACCTTCGCGACCTCGTCGCCCAGATGATCGGTTGCACCCTGACCCAAATCAGCTTTCTTACACTGGCAGATGGAACTGGCGGCAGGTTGCGGTATCGTTCTACGGCAAATTACGATACTGATCAAGCATCATCGATTTATCGCCGCGATCTCAACTATGAGGTTGAGTATGCCACAACGATCATGAACAACAATCCGGCGATGCTTTTCGGTGATCTCGCCTGGAACGGCACCACAATCTATGCGTAAGGGAGGTGAGGCATGGTCGAAACCTTGGTTGTTGTAAGAGCATTTCGTCAATATCAAGTTGGATCCGTTATCGATGACGCAAAGCTTGTTCAGGAAATGCAAAGGGGAGAGTACGCTCACAGTGTGATGCGCGTTGGGGCACCCTCCCGTTTGGCTACAAAACGCCAGGAGGTTTAAATATGCCGATTTATCAGCAAGGTAGTTTGAATACGACCGCGTTGGTGGTCCCTGATCTATATGTTCAGATCGTTCCTCCGCAAAACCTGGTTTTGAACGGTGTACCAACCAACCTCGTGGGACTTGTTGGAACTGCAAGTTGGGGGCCGGTCAATCAGCCGGTTATTCTTGCGACGATGGCGAATTATGCCACTTCCTTTGGACCAGTGGTCGCACGCAAATATGACATGGGGACAAATGTTGCGACTGCTGTCCAGCAGGGTGCGGCGGCCTTCCGCTGCGTTCGGGTCACGGACGGGACAGACACAGCGGCGTCGTATTCATTCGAATTCTTGAATGGTGCTTATGCTGCAAAGCTGATTGCACTGTTCACAGGTTCCGGTGGGAACTCCATCTCTGTGTCTCTTGGGGCCGGATCGGCAAGCGGCACTTGGCGCCTGACGGTTAGTATGCCGGGCCAGTTGCCCGAATGGTTTGACAACATCTCCGCTCCCACCCCAGCCCAATTTTGGCAGAACCTTGTATCCGCGGTAAACAGTGGGCAGGGGCCAATGCGCGGCAACTCTCAATTGATCGTTGCAAGCGCCGGTTCAGCCGTATCGAGCGCACCAGTAGCTGTTTCAGGACAGACATTATTGGGGGGCACAGACGGCGTGGCGGGGGTTACCGCGGCAACGTTAGTTGGGCAAGATACGATCCCAAGAACCGGCATGTATGCCCTACGCAGCCAGGGCTGTAGCATCGGCGTGCTCTGTGACACTGACGACGCCACACAATGGGTAGCTCAGGCAAACTTTGGCGCCTCCGAAGGTGCTTACATGATTTTGGTTGGGCCGGCCGGCGACACCATCACTGATGCCGTAACCGTACTGCAGCAAGCCGGACTAGATTCGTTTTCAGCCAAAATGATGTTTGGCGATTGGATTTTTTGGTTTGACCAAACGAATGGATTTATTCGTATCGTCTCTCCACAGGGGTTTGTGGCAGGTATTCTAGCAAACCTGTCGCCTCAACAGTCGAGCTTGAATAAGCCTTTGTATAATATCATAGGTACGCAGAGCTCAGGAACGCCCGGGAGCGGACAATCGGCCACATACAGCGACGCTGAGTTGCAAGTACTCTTTCAGGCAGGCATTGATTTGGTTAGCAATCCGCAGCCGGGCGGAGCCTACTGGGGTGTGAGATGTGGTCATAACACATCAAGCAATCCGGCGACCAACGGTGACAATTACACCAGAATGACGAACTTCATCGCGGCCACGCTTGCGGCTGGCATGGGCCAGTTTGTCGGGCAAGTGATTAACGGTGGGCTGTTTAATCGTATACGGGCCACTCAATTGAGCTATCTTTACAACTTATTCAGCCAGGGAATCCTTGGTAGCACAGATGGCTCGCTTCCATTTTCAGTAATATGCGATCCTAGCAATAACCCCCTTAGCCAAACCAGTCTGGGTTACGTTCAAAGCGATGCGCAAGTGCAGTTTCAGGGAATCAACGAGATCTTTATTGTTAATGTGGAAGGCGGACAAACCGTTGTGGTGCAGCGGCAGCTTCTGCCGACAGGGTGAGGCTTCCGTAATGGATGTCTCGCCACAGATAATGGATGCTACATCAATATATGTTGGACTGAAGAAAATGCCGGCCAGGGAAGCAAGCCAATACAGGAAATCCAAGCCGGTCTAGCTCACGTATCTGAATGACATTCCGATGTTGTTAAACCATCTGCCCCTAATGCGAGGCGGATCCAATAGTGGAGATTACCATGCGCAAACTGACGATTGCACCATTGATTGCTGGTATTTTGCATCTGACGGCCTGTGCGAATACGCCAACGAACCAAGCCGATCTGACGGAAGCATACAACGTCGCCGCCGCAGTTGAAGCCGCGTATATAGCAAACCCGAAAGCCAATGCAGACACAGTGAAGCAACTCACCGCTTTGCTGGCCTCGGCACAAGCCGCCCTGCTGGCTTGGCAAGACACTCCCAGCGGAAACACGACAGAGGCGACAGTGCTTTCGGCGGCCATCGCGGCACTGGTCGCCTTTGAAGCGCAGGTCAATGTGCCTGTTACGTTAGCAGAAGTAACGAATTACTGCGATCTGGCTGACCCGACCTGCATTGACGGTTTTCACCGCGGCTGAATAAGGCGCGACGGAAGCCGCTCGCGCCCAAGCCTGGGGTTCTTTCACATACTATTGAGATTTACTCAGTAGATCGGGAGCATGCTTACCATGCCAGTAAACTCCTTCTCGATCGGTCGCGACTGTCAGTTGGTCGTGATGGGTCCATTTGGGCGAGTCGATTTGACCTACGTTACCGGCTTCGATAGTCGGCAGATTACGCAATCGGTCAGGCTTGACCGCCTGGATGGTGTGCCAATGGGCGCAGAACTTCCGAAGGGCTGGGAGGGTAGCTTTGAGGTGGAACGCGGAACGAGCGCAGTGGACGACTTTATTGCAGTCGCCGAAACTGCGTTTTTCAGCCAAGGATCCATTCCGGCGGGCACCGTCTATCAGTATATCGCCGAGGTAGACGGCTCAACATCCACTTATCAATTCAGTGGTGTGGTGTTCAAACTGGCAAACTCGGGCACCTGGCGCGGCGATGCTAGCGTCAAGCAGAGACTTGACTTCTATGCAACCCAGAGGCAGCGCCTCTAATGGTGGAAGGTCCTGCCGGGCGAATGGTCGCCGACGCTGCAGCGTCATTTGTGATTAGTGACGACCGTGGACGACAAATTTCCTTTCGGCGTGTTTCCGCGCTCGATCGATTGCGCCTCTTCAAGGCGCTCGGCCGCGATCTTGCGCAGAATGCCCCATATCTCGGAATGGCTTTGCTTGCCGTCTCCGTTACGGCTATTGATGACATACCTGTGCCGCCGCCGGTGAGCGAAGCTCAATTAGAAACTTTGGTGCAACGGCTTGGAGACGATGGTCTCGGCGCAATCGCCGATGCCTTGGCGGACGAGTGCTGCGACGCGACGGAGATTTCGACCTCGGGAAACTGAGCCGGCACCCTGATCTCATCGACTGCCTTTACTTGGTCAAGAACGGGGTGCCATTTGACGTGGCGTTCTCATTGTCGATAGCGGACCGGTTAGCCTGGATCGTTGTGATCGGCCAACTGGACGGCCTGGAGTACGACTGGTGCCGATACCGGTGGGTCGGTCAATGACGCGGCAGCAGGTTAACCTGGTATGCAGCGCAGGCTCGTGCCGGACATTCCTCTACCACGACCTACACGGTTCGACGGCTTGCAAACACGCCGATAGCGGTTTTCCAAGATTTCGTTTCGTAGGAGACCATCCGTGAATGACTCTGCTCCACGCAAAACTGCACTGGCCGAGGCAGGGTGGATGACACTAGCTCTCCTTAGCGGAGAGCGCGAGCTCTCCAAGTTGCAATTGGGATTGTCTGCTGAGCGTCGGCTATACATTGGACATCGCTTGCTTGGTTCAATACATGCAGGAACCCCATCGGCGCGTGCGCCGCGCCAGAGTGCCTCGTCTCTCCTACCGGGCTCGGCCACAGCCGATCGGGTTGAAGGGCCGCCGTTGGGCGGCACCTCTGCCCCGGCAAATCCGACGGCGTTCGATCCCGCCCTGGTAAATGCACGAGATAATCGCGACGCCAAATCTTATATTGGAACGAGAAATGAATACGGTGTCGTGAACCGTAATGTCGGTGTGAGGGAGGCCTCAACGTTGGCTGCAAACACGCCATCCCCGTCCACTCACGCGCCACGCAACATATCGAATTTAACAGTCTCCCGTAATCTGCCCCCTATCTCCGGCAGGCCCGACGCGGCCGCACCACGGTGTGTTACGCTGACCATGGGCCGGCGGACGGAAACCATATTCCGTCCCCCTGCTTTGGAACCGCATACCTCGTCAGGCACTGCGCGAACATCCATCGGCGACAACAGTTGGCCATCTCTGCAGGCGGGATCTAGCGGCGGGGCGGCGCTCATCGCCTCGACAGTCCGAGTGGCGTCGCCGCCTGGCAGCCGAGTGACGACCGGCGGATCTGGACAGTCTTCTTCGGCAGGGACCGCAGCACCTGCGTTGCCGCAAGATGCAAATCGATCATTTGCACCTGTGGGCACCTCGCGATCCGGAACAATACAAATGGCGCCCGGCGTTGCCGGTATGCAGATGCCGTTTGGGGAGGCCTTCGCCAACTCAGGCACTGCGCCGCCCGGTTCTGGACTGGCTCCGCAAGGCCAAACGGGTACGAACGACTCGAGCGCGCCGTCCGCGGCGGGACCGACCGAGGGAGACATATATCTGGATGGCACATTGATGGGCCGATGGGTAACGCGGGCATTGACGCAGGCGGCAAGTCGCCAGCCAAGCGGCAGTGCAGCCTTCGATTCGACCCGAAATCGCTTGCCAGTAGGTGCAATGATTGGAGTTTAGCCCATGGGCCTTTCCCTCGGTGGCGTTGCCTTTACCGCGTTCGAAGTACCTTCAGTCGTCACGTTTGGCGGCGCGCAGTCGCTCGCGGTATATCGCTTGCCAGGCGGCGTCCGCGTGGTGGACGCGATGGGACCGGATGACGCTGATATCGGGTGGCAAGGCATATTGTCAGGCGACGATGCGACCGATCGAGCCCGGGCGCTGGACGCGATGCGGATCGCTGGGCTGCCCGTGACCCTTGCTTGGGACGAGTTTTTCTACTCCGTGGTCATAGGTAGTCTGCAACTGGCCTTCTGCAACAGTTGGTGGATTCCTTACAAAGTCAGCTGTATTGTCGTGAATGACCCAAGTGTTCAGGGTCTGCCACAAACGGTTTCTCTTCTTTCAGCGGTAGCATCGGACCTCGCGAGCGCGGCTGACCTCACCAACGTCACCGCTGCAATCGCAGCGATTGCAACGGCGGGCAGCGCGGGATCTGGCACCACATTGTACTCGGCGGCGAACATTGCCCTACAGAGTGCCGGATCGACTATTGCGATATCGATTCAAACTGCGGAGCCTCAAATGAGCGCGGACCAACTGCCCAGCATCATCAGCGCCGCTGAAACTTTGGCTACCGCGACGGCCGCTCGCGGCTACATCGCGCGGGCAGCGGCCAACTATTCACAAGTGGCGTTCTAATGGAGACGATTTCGACAACCGGCGGAAATCTCTTTGATATCGCCAACCGGTTGCTCGGTGACGCGAACCTTTGGTATATTATCGCCGCTGCCAATGACATCTCCGACCCTTGGCTGGATGGTCTTGTTACACTAATCATTCCTGATCCCACGAATGGAACGGGGGCGACCCTTGTCGCAAACTAACGTTCGTACGCCCCAGCTGCAAGTGCTAGTTAATGGTGTGGCCCTGACCGGCGTCTATGAAATTGAAGTTCAGTCTAACGCTTACCTGGGGGCTGATAGGTTCTCGTTTAGCGCTGCTTTGAGCGCCTCTCCTACTTCGATATGGACGTCCTTGCCTCTATTAGTAGAGGTACAGATTGGATTCGATAATTCATGGCAATCAATGATTACCGGGGCAGCAGATTGTATTCAGATCGACCCGATTCGGGAGAGTGTGCGTGCGAGCGGCCGGGATATGACCGCATTGTTTGTGGCCGCCCAAACAAGAGAGAGCTTCGAAAACCTTACATCGAGTGACGTTGCTACCTTGTTAGCTGGCCGTCACGGACTAACTGCTTCCGTGGTGCCCACTAGCACGCTGATTGGGCGGTTCTTTCAGGATGGGCATACGCGCTCGGCGTTGAGCCAGCACGGCAGAGCTACGACTGAATGGGACGTTTTGTCGTGGCTCGGACAACAAGAAGGCTACGATGTCTGGGTTGCTGGAACTACTTTATTCTTTCGACCGCCATCGCCGGGCGTGGAGACAATTGCCGTCGAGCCAAATACATGCATGACGATGCAGTTAAGCCGAGACTTGGTCATCGCTTCCGGCTTCACGATCGAGGTCATGAGTTGGAACTCCTCAACCCAACAAGCTGTGACAGAACAAGCTACATACGGTGCCGGCACGTCGACGACCAGCAACATGATTGCACTTCGACCGAACCTTTCGGTCTCCGACGCGCAATCATTGGCGCAAAAAACTGCATCCCAGCTGGGCGGCCACGAACGTACGTTAAGCTACGAGGCTCCAGGTGACGTAATCACCGCGCCGCGCCTTCAACTTCAGCTATCCGGTACAAATACGGATTTTGACGGCACATACGTTATATTTGAGGTGGAGCGTCGATTTTCGACTCGCCTTGGTTTTACACAGCATGTTCAAGCAAGGCGACCCTCGTGGACAATCTCCTAAATATTCTCAAGGGTCAATCCACGCAATTGGATCAGGGGTGGGCGCATCCTCGAATTGCCGTGGTCAGTTCGGTCGATCCGGCTACATTCGCAGTTCGGGTGCTTGTACAGCCTGAGGCTGTATTGTCCGGCTGGTTGCCTGTGGCGACGTCTTGGGTGGGTAATGGATGGGGCTTTGCGTGCGCGCCGCAGCCCGGAGATCAGGTTGTTGTGCTGTGGCAAGAAGGTGATGCTGAACAGGGCATCGTGGTAGGAAGATTGTGGTCGGCCAACGTCCCTCCGCCGCAAGCCCCTTCCGGCGAATGTTGGCTGGTCCATAGCACAGGCAGCTACATTAAGCTGCAGAATGATGGGTCTATCTCCAGCAGTGCGGGGACGTGGTTTCACAACGGGAGCTTACAAGTAACGGGCGAAGTGTCGGATTATTACGGGTCACTCGCAGCATTGCGCAATGATTACAACGTTCACACGCATCCGCCAAATAGCGCGCCGCCGTCTCCTACCGATTGAGGTGCAATGATGATGAACGACGCAACTTTGGTGTGGGGTGGTGATCTCGCTGTAGGTCCAACCGGGGACATCGCGTTGGCATCTGGCGGCACTCTTGGCCAGCAGAGGGTTCTAAGGCGATTACTCACTAATGAAGATGACTACGTTTGGAATCCAGAGTATGGTGCGGGGCTTGGGCAATTCGTAGGCAAAGTCGTCAATGAACGCGAGATTGTCGGAGTGATAAAGAGTCAGATATTTGCGGAGTCCGCAGTCGCTCGCCAGCCCGACCCCGCTGTGGCGGCTGAGACCTTTCCGAACGGAAGCGTTTATCTGGAAATCAATTACGTTGACGCTCTTGACGGCGGCACACAATCACTCACTTTCACCGTGGGCAATTAACATGCAGCTACCAGTACGAACGTTTACCGCAATGATTCAGCAAATGGCGGCGACTTTGCAGGGCACGGCGGTTCAATTGCTGGACCTTACGGTCGGCAGCGTACTGCGCGCTTTGCTCGAGGCATGCGCTTCTGTGGCACTGTGGATGCAATGGTTGGTGCTCCAGGTTTTGTCTATGACACGCGCCGCCACCAGCGTAGGGCCAGATCTCGATAGTTGGATGGCCGACTTCTCTTTTGCTCGACTGCAAGCTATCGGCGCCGCGGGGGTAGTAACTTTCAGTCGTTACAATGCAGGAATCACGACGACGATCCCAGTTGGAACAATTGTTCGCGTCACGCTAGGCACGCAGACGTTCACGGTTGATGCAGATCCTACCAATCCGGCGTGGAACGGCACCGTAGGTTACACCTTGCTTTCAGGTGTCGGCAGTATTAATGTCCCCGTCGTGGCAACACAGCCTGGCAGCGCGGGGAACGTGCAGAGCGGTGCGATTGGAATACTGTCGTCACCCATACCGGGTGTTGACGTTGTTACAAACTCGGCGCCTACAAGTGGCGGCTTGGACCCTGAAACCGATTTAGCTTTCTGCACCCGTTTTCGGCTTTACATCAATAGCCGCTCGCAGGCAACCGAATTTGCCGTTTTATCTGCCATCGCGAATATACAGCAGGGACTTCGCTACGCCGTTCTTGAGAATCAAACGATGGGCGGCCTAGCTCAAATTGGCAATTTTTGCGCGATCGTAGATGATGGGACCGGATCACCGCCCCTCGCTTTGCTTTCAGCGGCGCAGAGCGCGGTCAACGCCGTAAGACCGATCGGCTCAACATTCTCGGTAAATGGACCCGTAGTAACGATAGCGGCCGTGAATGTGGTGCTGCAAACCACCAATTCTATGACCTTTACCAGCGTCGCCGCTGCAGTTCAGCAAAACATTTTACTTTGGATAGCTAGTCTTCCTGTGGCTGGAATTCTTGCCGTATCAAGAATCGAAGCCATCGCGCATGCAACTGATTCAAGCGTGATAAGCGTAACGAGCGCCCTTATAAACAATGAGCCCGCGGATCTGATCGCGCCAGACAATGGTGTAATCATTGCGGGTTCTGTTACGGTGAATTAGTATGATTGGCGATATTTCCGACATGGCGGCCCGGCTCCGATCGCTTGTTCCGGAAGGTTGGTTCGCCGACGACGCCGTCGTCTTGGGCGGACTGCTCGACGGACTTGGTGCTGCTTGGGCCTGCATTTACGCGCTCATTCAATTCGTTGTTCAGCAGGCACGTATTTCCACGGCCAGTGGCATTTTTCTTGACATGATAAGCGTGGACTTTTTTGGCAACTCGCTGCCGCGACTGCCTCTAGAGCAGGATAGCGCCTATGTGCGTCGTATTAAGAATGAGCTCCTTCGGCCACGTGGGACGCGATCGGCAGTTAGCACAGCGCTACAGCAGCTGACTGGCCGCGCACCGGTTATTTTCGAGCCGGCCCTTACAAGCGACACGGGAGGCTACACGCTTGGCGGCGTTGGCTACGGAGTGGCGGGGGGTTGGGGCAACCTGTCGCTACCGTTTCAGATGTTTATTACAGCTTACCGCCCGCAAGGTAGCGGAATTGCTCAGTTGGCGGGCTACGGCACTGGCGGCATACCGGTATACGGCGACCCTGATATGGAGGCGACGCCAATCGCTGATGCAAGCATTGTGTCTGGCATTCCGCGGCTGCTGCCTGCGGCCACCGTCGCTTGGGTCCGCTTATCAAATTAGAGCGCGATCTTGTTACGTGACGACAAACTGGAAGAGTCTTAGTAGTTAACCTCATTGGGGGAAGAGACAATGGACAGGCAAATCGTCTATCCAGGCGCCATACCGCTGGACACCGACCTGCTAAGCACCGAACGCAGCACAATGGTTGCGATTGGCTACTTGGCGCAGGCAACGCTTGGGACTAACATTGTTGCTGATGGGCTCGAATGCCTGGCAACACAGCCAACATCTATGACTGTTTCAATCGGTGCTGGCAGTATCACGCAGTTTGGTGATGTCGATATTTTGCCATTCGGGTCACTGGCTTCAGAACCGACTGCACCGCTCCTTCGGATGGGGACAAACCTTTATCCCACGAATTTTCAGTTGACGGCACCGACAGGCGCCAGTGAGGCTGTGAACTACCTGATTGAGGCGAGCTTATTGGAAGTGGATACCACTCCCGTGGTATTGCCTTATTACAATGCGGCCAATCCATCGCAGCCCTACAGCGGTCCTGGTGGTGACGGCTTACCGCAGAACACACAGCGCCTGCAACAAGTGCAGTTGCAATTAAAGGCTGGTGCGCCGGGAACTGTGGGGTTTCAGCAGACACCCGCCGTTGACGCCGGCTGGGCCGGACTCTATGTCATTACGGTTCAGAGTGGCCAAACAGCCGTATCGGCAACCAATATCGTGCAATTGCCGAGCGCGCCATTTTTAGCTTGGAAGTTACCGCAGTTAAGTCCCGGAACACGCAGTCTCGCTATTTTCACGCCAACGACACAGGGAACGTGGACTGTCCCAAGCGGGATAAGCGTCGTTAAACTAAAAATCTGGGGAGGGGGCGGTGCTGGTGGCGCGGGCTTCGGCGGCGCGGGTGGGGGTGGCGCCGGCGGCGGTTACTCCGAGGGCTATTACACTGTTTCGCCTGGTGAGAGCTTCTTCGTTACCGTTGGCAACGGCGGAGTCGGAACTGGAACGCCTGGAGGCTCCTCAAGCTTCGGCAATATTGCCTCTGCTGGAGGAGGGCAAGCTGGCGCGAACGGTGCATCTGGTGGCGTCGGTGCCGGCGGAGCTTCTGGTGGAAATGCAATCAGTTCTGGATTTGCCGTAACCGGTCAATCCGGAGGTGCCGGCATCGAAACCAGTGCGTTTGCTCTTAGCGGTGCGGGCGGCGTTGCTTTTGGTGGCGGCGGGGCCAACGCCGTTGCCGCTGTTTCAGGTGGCGCATCCAGTCCGGGCAGTTCGTGCACGGTGGTTGGCGGCGGCGGCAGCGGCGGCGTCTTCAGCGGCTTGGGTGGGCAGGGTGGACCGGGCCTTGTGCTGGTTGAGTGGTAGGCCCGTCCGCCGATATTCCGGTTGTTTCTTTCGATTTTAACAACCTTCCGCTATTGTTGCAGAAGCCCCAGACGTCTCGGTACTGAGCGATGCCGTTCGGAACGTCGTTCGACTCCTTCCGCTAAGTTAACATTAGAGGGTCACAAAGATGGCTACGCCGGCTACTTACTCGTGGATTCCGTCGACGGCGCGCGTGATTGTAATTGATGGATTCGGCACGGTTCCGCGTGGCACTGTGCAACTCTTGCAGCCACCGTTGAGTTGGCCAACAAAGGACCCAACGGATACGCTTGATTATGTTCTCGACATATCAGAGGTAATTGCAGGGAACGAAGGTGATGCAATCGCAACTCTGGATGTTGTAATAAGCCCAAGCAATCCGGGCGACCTGACATTGCTGTCCTCAAGTGCGGATGGCGCGTTGGCAATCATGTGGTTCAATGCGGGTTTTGCCGGAACTACATATGCTATCACAGTGTCCATGGGCACAAATAGCGGCCGCATGATTGGCAGAACAGTCAGTTTGCCGGTGCTGTCCCTAGCCACGCCGCCGACGCCACCGGATGCCATTATAGACCAGACAGGGGCACCGATTACGGACCAGACCGACGCACCGATCACCACGAACTGAGTGAAGGCTAGGGCATGCCAACCATAGACGAACTGCCACCCGCCGTTTCGGTGAGCGACACCGATGAGATTATGGTCTCGCAGACTGATATTGCTCGCAAAGCAACACGCGCGCAGATTTTGTCTGGCGTACAGCCTGCACTTGCGCTACCGCAGAACTCGCTTCTCGGGAGGGTTAGCGCGGGCACGGGCGGGCCGGAGATTATCTCGTTAGGAGCCAATCTCCCAGTAACAAATGGAACGATAGATGCCCCGGCGCCCTTCTTGGTGACTGCACTGCCCGTCGCGGGGCCACCTAGCCCGACGGACCTCGTAGCCATTGCCCAAGGCGGTGAGAATGCGGCGGCCAACTATGCCGCGTTTATGGGCGGTTTGAGCGTTCTGTCCGACATAAGCGGTTCGAATCTGCTCGTTGCTCCAAGTGGGGGAGTTGGTAATCGGCTCATCTCCGATATGCTGGCCGACGCAATCAGTATCGAATCCTTTGGCGCTGTGGGCGATGGGGTTACCGACAATACCGCGGCTTTCGCGGCCGCAGCGCAATCGGGCCGGCCCTTGCGACTTGATGCTCGCATTTATATCATGAATGGACCGTTGCCTATCGGTGCACCAATCGCCTTGTTGGGAGTGCCTGGCGCGACGGTAGTACGGCGCTTGGAAATCTTCTCGCAACAGCCATGGATCGAAGCTGCTGGCGCCTCGATATATGTAAGCGGGATCATTTTTGACGAAAATAACTTACTGGCATCGAACTCGCCAGCATTTCAAGTTGATTCTTCCTGCATTTCGGCCAATTTTTCTGATTGTCAGTTCCTCAATGCATCGGGAGCGAGTGCCGGAAACGGGCTTCTTATCACTTGTGGAATCGCGGCCGAACATCAGTTGCTGGATTGCCAGTTTTTGAATAATGGCGCGAATGGCATTGTGGTGACTGGAGCCGGAACCGTCACGTTACGAAATTGCGTCGCTCAAAACAACAAGGCTGCGGGTATATCCGTGGCTCCTGAAAGTGCAAGCTGGCTACGTGGTAACAGCTGCAACATGAACAATATCGGAATTTCAGTTGGATCTTGGCAGAGCGCGGCTAACAATTCCAACACACCCGTGGCCTGCTTTGTTGAGGGGAATGATTGTTTTGATAACACGACGTGGGGGATAGCGGTCAGCGGCAGTTCCGCGTCGATAAGTAATAATATTTCGATGTTTAATGGAACGAATACTGCAGGGGGTGGGATTGTTGCGAGATTATGTGTCTCGCGGCTAACTGGCAACCAGGTTTCCGGCGGTTTCGCAGGGATTGATGCACGGACCAGTTGGAGTAGCCTAATTGCATCGAATCAGGTGGCTAATGCCGCAACCGGCATTCTGCTGGGTGGTTGCGAGAACGTGTCGGTTTCGGCAAACTTCTTAACCGGCAACCAATGGGCTATAGATGTTCCCGCCATAGAGCCCAGCCTGTCCTTCAACCTGTCGGGGCCGATCTCTATAATCGAAAATTGGATCGGATTTTCCGCGGCGCAGGGCGGAGGTATTTTCGTGCACGATGGTTGCGTTGGCACTAGCGTTGTACGGAACGACTTTAATGGTTGGGGAAGTGCTACCATTGGCCAAGCAATGTGGCTTCACACGGATCAGGCGGTCGTCGGCGGCAATAGCTGGAACAATCAACCCGTCATGTCGATTCAGAGCAGCACAGTAGGCGGCCAATCAGCCTTGGTTGTACCGGACATTGCTGATGAGGTATTGGTGCTCAACGTAGGATCCGAAATTGACTCGCTCCTCACAGACCATCAGGCCGACACATTGGGACAGATTGGCTTTATACGCGTAATGGCAGGTGGGTCCGGTTATACGTCCGCCGAAATCGAGGTCGCTGGCAGCGGTGATGGTGCCGCCGCTATAGCGGTCGTCAATCAGGGCCAGGTCATCTGGATTATTGTAACGAACCCTGGTTCTGGCTACGGTTTGCTTGGGAATGGCGCCACCATCATAATCACAGGGAATGGTTCGGGTGCTGCTGCAACCGCTTATGTAGGGCTTCCGGTCTTGGGAGGGCGTCGCCTTAGGTTGAATTGTAATTGCATGGTCCAACTCGCTCTCAACGGAACATCTCCGTCCCAACAAAACTGGACAGATTTCGCGATTACAATTCCGGCACTTGGCGCAGCAGAAATCGAGGGAGTCTTTGGGGCCTGGCGCGCGGTCTCCTTCCCCGCAATAGATTACCTGGCACCAACCGGGAACGGCGGCGCCGTACTGCAAAGTGTTGGAGGTGGTGACGTCACGTTGCGCCCTAGCGCGGGCGGCGCACTTCAAATTGCCAGCGCCGCTGAACCGGCCGGATGCACGTCCACAGTGGGACGAGGAGCGCCTACAGGTTCAATCGTCGCGCCACCGGGTTCTGACTTCCGCAATCTCAATGGCGGGCCAGGGAACACCTTTTGGATCAAGCAAACCGGTACTGATGCAACCGGTTGGCTTGCAATCGCCTAGTAAAGCGCGTTCGCCAGTAAAAAGCTTCTTACAGCTTCCATTCTAGCGTCAAATACTAGCGGGGTGCAATATGCCGACGATTCCTCAACTGCCACCTGCAACTCCGCCGGGCGCTCAGGATGAACTCCCACTCAGTCAATCTGGCATCGCACGAGCCGTAACGGTTTCTGAACTGCTTGCGACGACGCAGCCAGCTATTGAGCTTCCGAGCGCAAGTCTTCTTGGCCGTGTCTCTCTCGGCCCTGGTGGACCCGAACCTGTCTCGATTGGCGTTGGGTTAGATTTAGAAAATGGCGCCATCGGCGCAAACGGAGCCGACCACGCTGAGTTTGCGCCGGCGCCTTCTCTAGTTCTCACCAATGAAGCGGTTATCAACGCTGCCGGAACGCCACAGCTGTTGCCACTTTCCGCGTTACAGGGCTTGTTCGCCGCAGGAGCCAACGTAGCGATAAGTGGAGGTGGCACGATATCGTCCTCCACAGATCCATCGGTCACAGCGGAACTTTCGACGATCTCCAGCGGCCTGACAACGACCGAGGCCAATTTAGCCGCTCTCGCAGCCAGGGTGCCAATTGGCGGCTATGTTACACTTAACGCGCAAGGGCAGATAACAGAGCCGATAGTCGGGTCGGCATCGCTCGGCATCGTTGCCGTTTCCAATGCGGTATCGGGCCGAACTCTGATGGCTATGGCCCTGGATACATTTAATGTGCTTGATTTTGGGGCGCTGACAAACGGAACCGATTGTACCGGTGCGTTCAACGCCGCGTTCAATGCTTTGCCAAACACCGGAGGCGAGATTTTTATTCCCTCAGGAGATTATACTCTGGCGAGTCCATTGGTGTGGAATGGTAAGCCGGTGGTGCTGCGGGGAGCCGGAAAGGGGCAAACTCGTCTTCACATGCAGCATACCGGCATTGGATTTGCGTTCACGCAGACGAATCCGTTTAATAAAGTCGTTCTGCGTGATTTCTCAGCCTTCGCCGCGAATACGACTGGTCAGACCGGCGCCGTCGCTAGCCTCCTTTATCCGAGCGAAGTCTCGTTTGGCTATGTTTCTGCCCACATTAGCGATATCGAGTGCTTCGGCTCTCCCAACGCACAAAATGGAATATCGCCTTTCCCTCAAACATTCCTGCGTGGCTTTGTCTTGAATGGTTGTTGGAGCGTGCAGATAAACAATGTCAGCTGGTTCGGGCCGCCGGCAGCGGCCGGGGCAACCAGTTCGGCGGTTATCGAACTCAACAACTCGTTTGACACTAGGATAAATGGTATTCAGGCTTACTATGGTGAAACCGTTGTGCTGCAGACGGGATATTGCGAGGGAATATACTTTACGAATCCTCTCGTCGTCGGCACCGACTACTTATTTAACCAAACCAACATTACGACCTGGCATGGCTACGTTCCGGGCAAATTGATGCTCCTGGGGCTGTGGGCCGCGAATGGTGAGGTTAATACGAATCTTGGCACTGTCTCCGCATCTAACGTGGGAGGCGGCTATTTTGTGGGACTAGACATCTCGAGAGATGGTGGCCCAAATGATCAGCAAATTCTGTTTGGTTTAACCAATTGCTCCGGCTTCTATGTTGTAGGTTGCAATTTTAATGGCGGTCCGGCCGGAGGGAACTCACAGGATATTGCATTCGATTTCGCAAGTACGTTTAACTCGTCTAGCAATACGGTCGGTGCCTGTCAGTTTGGCAACATGGCGACAATTATTCAGATCAACGGATCCAATGGTACAGTCGGCCTTACGACCTTTGGCCTTAATCCGGGTAATGTACCCATTTCCACTGCGTTCATCGATAATTCAGCGGCGAGCGTGAGTAATTATCTCACGTTTCAGAGCCCCGCGAGCAGTGCTGCTCCTGCCGGAATTGCCAATACCAAGGACCATATATTCGCTGCTTCAGATGGTTCGGTTCTTTACCGCATTAACGCTGTCGTTGATGCTGCCAATTTTATCCGTCATGTGGCGGCGACTAAAAGTAATCCCCCGACGATCGTGTTCGATGGAGGCGATGGCACCGTAAATGGTGTCATTCAAACTAAAGGCGGCTCTCTATTCATGAATGCTGCCGGAGGGGCAAGTGGAAGTGGAAATCTGTTGAGCCTAATAAACATACCTGGTTCTACAGGGTGGCCGGTTCTACAAAACGCAACTGCGGGCAACCTAAGCCTGATGACGACAAATGTTGGTGGTATTGGCATAGAACCGAAGGGAAGTTTGTGGCTTTCTCCCGGAACCGGTCTTTACATGTCTGGCCTTCCAACAGTTAAACCTACCCCGGGGTCTGGTCAGATTTGGAATAACAACGGCGTAGTCTCTATTGCCTAGCAAATCTTAGAATTGCCACTGCGGCTTTCTCCGTTGCTCAAAGAATGAAATCTATTTGCATCCCAGCCTTGATCAAAGCGGGTGGAATTATGCCTCAAGATATGGATCCACTTTTCCGGCAAATGGGCGCAGTTATTCATGGATTGCGGACGCTTGAGGAGACAATCGAAATACGGCATGCGCAAGTTGATAAGCTGCATGACCTGTTACGGTGTGATCTCGCGGTTCTGCGCGGGGACCAGCGGGACCTTGAAGAGAAATTAGATTGTGTTATTTGCGTCATGCAGCATGATTTAGAGGCGATACGAACCGATGCGATCGAAAATGCGGGGTTTGTGCGCCAGTTGGTCCAAGCTGTGCACGAGCTTCGAAAGCCTGTTGCGGAGATTGTTGCACTGAGATCGCGCGCCGCTGGCGTCGTGGTCGGTGTAGGCGTGCTGGGAAGCGGGGCGCTGTGGCTTGCGGAGCCTATTTATCGCTGGTTTATCGAACATAACTATCTCAGGCAATGA